TCTTTAAGCTCTGTAATCCTGGCTTTCTCTGCATTATCAAATAGGGAGACAAGCTCTTTTCTAGCTGCCTTCTTTTCTTTAGGCGTAAACTCTGCAAGGTTTGCATCATCAAAAGCATCGACATAATCTTTGGCTTTCTGCTTTCTTTGGGCAACAGTCAGACTTTCATCATCAATGATCTGCTGTGCGCCACCATTAACCTGAGCAACCTTAGAATCAAACTCTAGCTTCAATCTATAAGTAGCAAGCTCTTCTTGATCTGTTGCGCCAGACGCAATAAAGTCTGGAACTATGTTTGTGTTAAAGTTCTCTTGCAGCTCTTGAGCGCCTTCCATATCTCCAGAAGCTATAAGATTAAGAATAGTATTTTCATGCAAACTCTTCTGCACAGTCCAAGATGCCTTGGATTGGTCTAGCTCAATCTTCTGCTGGGCCTTGAGTACAGATGCACCCTGCTGTCGGCTAACAGTACCAAAGTATTTCTCAACACCTGCTTGCAACTCTAATGGCACAGAACCTTTTATGCCGTCATAAAACCCTTTAGACTTCGCGGTAAAATCTTCAATGCTGTTTGGATTCTGCGTAGCAATGTCAGATAACCCGGCATTAATATCTTCCATGATTCCTGTTTTATAGGTACTCATAGCAGCGGCATTATATTGGTTGCCACCAAACTTAGCGGCAGACATCATCTCAATATCGGCACCAGTCTCTAAAGCCTCCTGAGCAGCCTGTACGCCTTCCTCAGCCCTTTTAGCCTCAATGATGGGCTTACCTATAGCTAAGGTAGATTCCGTTATCTGTTGGCCTAAACCAGCCAATGCTCGCATTTTATCGCCAGCAGTTCTGTCTACACCAGTTGGAGTAAAACCACCGTATACGTCAATTCTTTGTTGTCTAGGTTGTCTAGCCATTATAATTCCTAAGTTATTCGGGCATTGCTTTATATGCGTCAACACTGCCACTTAACAGTGTACTAGCGGCACCAATCTTAGCAGCAGATGCAGCAGTAGATGCTTGTCGTCTTAACTGGGCCTGAGCAAGTCTATCAGATAGCTTTAGCATACCTTCACTTAGGCCAACATTCTTAGCACTCTGTAAGGCAATACTAGCAGGTGTACCTTCGGTTTTAATGCCTGACATACCCATACCCACAGCATTAGCTGCAAGCGCCTTATTGAGCTTCTGTTGACGTTCTAGCTCACGACTCTCAGCGGCTACACGCTCTTGCTCTGCCTGAGTTTTAAGTGCTGACTCTTGATCTTTACTAGCTTCAAGTTGCCCATAAACTTGAACCGCTGTGCTGCCAAGTATTAAAGCTGCTATTAATGGAAATGCCATGCTAACCTCTTATGATGATTCTACTTCGTATTGAATTGCTTGTAAGTGGAACGGTGTAGCATCAGGCACTGTGATCTCTGGAACCACTTCTGTTAGCCAACCATTACCACCTGCATCGTCTTCTATAATACCAGTTCTAGGAGTAAATGGGGTATTAAGGGGAGTGTTTTGAGCATCGCCAAACTGCCTAATAGCAACAGGATTGCCGTCAATGTAGATGCCTGCACTTTCATACACTCGCAAATTCATGTTAGTAATCTTCTTGCGCTTCATAGCGTTCTGTCCACCACGAGTACCAGGATTAGTATTAAGAGGCATAGTCTTAACCTTTACGTTAAAGTTCAAGCCAACCTCAAGACTTCTGGTACTAAAGCCATCTAGCTCTGCGGCAGTAATCGTAATAACTCCAGTAGGGCCAGTGCAAGCGCGATCAGGCAATACATTGCCATCAGCATTAACGCCAACAGTGTAGCCTGTTAGGTGTGATCCCACAGTTACAACAACGTCACTGCCAGTAGCTGTCACAGTCTTCTTAACACTTCCATCAAGCAGTCGGTCAAAGTTCCAACGCTCTAAGTAGTTGATACCGCTAGTGCCAAAAACTCTGCTAGTTATCATGTAAAGCTCATCGTCAACTGTGCAACATGACTGCAAGAAGTTGCCAGTAGGGGATGTCCATCGCGTAAATCCGTTAATGTCTTGATTCCGCATAGTGTTCAGTACGCCAGCGTTACCATCTTGGTTAACAATAAATAACCAGTTAGAGTCTTCTGTCGTAGAGCCTTTTAATATTGCCATGTCCTTTGGGTTGCTCACTAACTGTGAAGACAGCACAGATATATCGTTAGATGTGTAGGCATCCTCATTAAAGCTAAACAGATACTGACGCAGTGTGTTGCCATTCTTATCAACAAACAATGTGGCCCCATCAATAGACTGAACCTCTAGTGGATATGAGCCATGCTGTGTTTGAGCAACAACCTCAATAGTTGATGGTGTAAAACCTTTAAGCAAGAACTCAGCGCCAGAACAAAATATCTGCAATCCGCGATCAGGGTTAATATCGACAATGTTTGTTAGCTCACGAGAATCAATAGTGACAAAGATGCCTTCATCGTCTTCACCTTTCTTGGAATAGAAGTCAAAGAAAGCGCCAGACCTACTTGCCAATATAGTTTGTGGTTTAGACTTAGTTCCACCAAGCCACAGGCGACCCTCATTAAATACGCCCATCTTTGGAAAGCCTCTAGTTGCGCTCCACACATCTTCTGTTCTAGGAACTCCTACAGGAGTAGTTATCGCAAAACCAATAGTATCGCTAGTGTCACCGCTTGTAGCAAATCCTGCAAACAAACCATAGCTGTTAGCAGACTCTCCAGCCATAGTAATTGTAAATTCGTGGGTACCAGTTCTTTCTACGCTAATTCCAGTAAAGCCAAATACAGGCATATCTTGCAGTGCTTGTCGCATATTAGCAGCAGTAGAGTTTGCTTGATCTCCTGCGGTAGAGCCTGCAAAAGTAATGTCCTTGCTTAATACGCCATCAACATCTATCTGGTATGTTTGACCTGCAGTAAACCCAGTAAAGGTTGCTACTTGAACAGCAGCTACAGGTACAGGGCTAGACGCATCGTTGTAATCAAACTGAGGAATGTTAATAAAAGTCTGGATGTTGCTTTCAAAAGCATTAACGTCATCAGTACCATCGAACACAATCTTGTAAGGATAGTTGTCCTCTTGAAACAGAAGCATTACGTTTTCTGTCTGTGCAACTCTTACACTACCTATCTGAGATGCAGTAGGGCTACCGTATGCTCCAGTATAAGGCATTGGGATGTCTGCAACATATACGGTGTTGCTAGAACCTAAGTGCGGAGTACGATAAATACGCAGGTTGTATTGCGTTAAAACACAAACAAAGTTGTGGTCTGGAGCGTACCGCCACTCAAATACCTTTGGTGCTACGTTAGGTGCAGCTGCTAGATGAGCATTAAACTCGCCAATGTTAACTTTATAATTTGCTGTATTGCCTAGATTTGTGGTAATTCGCCAGTAACGATTATTGGCATCAGACAGTGATGTAACGTCATAACGCTTACTAACACCACCAATCCCAGCGTCACTTGAAATTGAAAAGGTTTTCCAGTCAGTCCATGACGATCCATTTGCTGAATACTGCAATGTTAGAGTTTTACTTACATCTGCCGTGGTATTTTGTTTTGTTAAAAATGCGTTTTCAACAGAAATAAATTGAGGCACATAAGACGCAAAGTCATATTGAGCAACAACGAAAGGACTTGCAGCAACACTATAGTTTGTCGATGCACCAGTTAAAGGATCGCCATCATTTATGGCGCTACCAGTTCCACCATTAGGCATGGTCGGGGTAACAGCAGTCTGACGAACGAGAGGGTTTAATACCTCAGCGATATGCTCTAATCCAGGTCTACGCTTAACGCCACCTTGGGGAACAATAACAACGCCCTCGGCCTGTTGTGCGCCCTGATAGTATTGATCAAGATCGGTACGGCCTTTAAGTAATGGTGACAACTCACCACTGGCAAAGCTGGTTTGCTGAAATTGTGACTTAGGCATTAGTACCTCACGTTAATAAATGGGCGATCCTGGATTGCTGTTTGGGGATGTTGCTGTGAATCAGTGTATCGAGCCATACGACTAGCGTTAAGATACTGATTAGCCAGTAGTTGCATCGAAGAAGCACTGTCACGAATAGATGGGGCAAAGTCCATAGCTAGGGCGTACTCAATCATTTTAGCAAAGTATGCAGGCCATGCAGCTTCTGAAACATTAGCAATGTAATCGCAGTAAAGCGCACCACTGTAGTTACAGTAAACCTTGTCACCAAGAATTTGGTATGGAACACTAGGGCTTAATTTAATAAGCGTCAGCATATCAGAGGGAAGCTGATAAATAGATGACCACTCTGACCCAACAGGGGTATCAGTAGTCAATGATAGTTGAGCCTGCTGTCGAGCAAAGCCCCAACGGAATTTGGATAACTCATTCTGCACAATATTGTCATACAGATTGTTGGCCACAGTCTCAGCGCGAGAGTTGCCTGATAAAGATGTTATAGGCAGGTCGCCAATTAGAATGAGAGCATTAGAAATTAGCTGTATCTTACTTGCCATAATAAACCTTTATTTGTAAAGAAAGGGGCCACCGGAGCAGCCCCATTCAGTTTTACTACTTACGCAGTGATTACTACACCAGCGCCACAAACAACAGTAGTACCGTCATTTGACTCAACGTATGAAATACGTCCAGTAGGAGTTCCACCAGTAGTACCAACAATGATAAGTACATCGCCAGCATCTAGCTCGTCCTTAGCAGAAGCAAAGTAGTTAGTGTCAGCTACAACAGCAGAAGTAGCATCAGCAGTAGAATACTGCCAAGTAGCTCCACCAACACCAGAACCACCAATTCGGCATAAGCCGTCTCTTGAAAAAGCCATGATAATATTCCTTATGCAGTTTTGAGGTATTGAACTTTAACGATACCAGAAGCATCGCGAGAAATAGCACCAGCCTTGAGCATACCGTTACACAACCAAGAAGTACGATCAGCAATCCAATCAACGTCAGTCTTGATGTCGATACCGATTGCAAGACCAACAGCGTCTTGAGAGAAGAAGTATGAATCAACTACGTTAGCTGCTTCAGTCAGACCACCTTCAACACGATCTTCGATAACTACGAACTTAAAGCCACCGAAAGTATCAACGTCACCGTTGACCAGAGCTTTAACATTAGCGTAATCAACAGAGCTAATCTTGTCTTCGTTAAGCAGACCACCCAAACCTTTTGCTTCAATAGCAGCATACAGGTTAGAGTTAGGAACACCTTTAGCGCGAAGTGCAACTTGAGCAGCAACAATCTTCTCAATGTTCAGGTTAGAATTATCTCCGCCAGTGTCTTTACCAACAGTGTCAGCATAAGCCTGATCACCAGGAATAGTGTCCATTGCATCAATGACAAGCTGGTCACAGCGACGACCCAGAGACTGTGCGATAGTGCTTGCAAGTTCCTGCTTCTCGTCAAAGTTTACAGTCTGAGCATCAAACATATCTGTGTACTCTGGAGCATTCCAGTTTTGCAGAGTTGCAGTTGCGAAGCCGTGAGAGATGTCCATAGGAGTTACTAGATCAGAAGTAGACTTCTGGTTAGCTAGACCCTTACCCATGTTACGGAATTTGTAGGTGTCACCTACTACGTTGTTTCGTACAGTTACAGCGCCTTTCAAAAGGCCAGCGTTTTGGTATGCGTGTTTAACAAGACTGTCAAACTCCGTTACCGCTACGGATGATAATACTTTACTCATAATGATTTCCTCGAAAAAGAGTAATAAATAATATAAAAGTTTTTCAAGGTTTTAGCTGAGTACCCAGTAAATTGGTCAGCATTCAACCTAAATTTACCGGGCCTTAAATAGAAAGGGGTGTCCAGTGTGCCGATTATACACCTTTCACCCCATAAACTCAACCAAACGTACGGGTATGAGCCTTGTCGCCACCAAATTCCTGCATCATCTTCTGGATTTTGGCTTCATGGTTAGCATCAATGCTACGGAGGAGTTGTCCATTCTCGTTCTTCATAAACATCTGGGCTTCAATGTCAGACCAGGTCATGCCTGTGGGATGCTGTCCACCATCGATGGGTAGCTTAGTAGGTGCAGTAGCACGAACCAAATACTCTACCAGCTCAATAGACTTGGCATCAGTCACAAGATCACGAACCACTTCATAGTCATCAGCATCTAAGTTGTTCTTCAGATAACCCTCAACATTCTTGATACGCTCTCCAGCATTGTCACCTAGTCGTGCAATCTCTTGCTCTTGGGTAACTTGTTCTACTGCTTCACCCTGTGCTGACAACAATTCCCACGCATCACCAAAGGCTTCTTGGCTCATACCTGTCTTGTTAGCAAACTCAGTTAGCTCTTGCAGTAGGGCATCGTCAGACTCAATTCCTTCTGGGCCAGCATAGCCATCTTTTGGTGCGCCAGTAAAACCACCAAACTTCTTTTCTAGTTCAGTATAGGCTTTGGCTTGTTCAGCGACAGACTTATACTTGTCGCCTTTGTACCATTCGGGTGTCTCACCTGTACCCTTGATACCATCGGATAAAAAATACTCACCTTCACCTAGTTCGGGTGTGCTTGCATCCAACAGGGTTTCGCTTGTTGTTTCTTCTGGTGCGGCCTGTTCTTCACTCATAAAAATTCCTTACAATATTTCAGCTTGTTGCATTTGGTTGATAATAAATTTAACAACTCCCGACTCACCGTTATGGTAAGCAGCCTCGTAATCAACATTGGAGGCACCAAAGGGGGTGTCGTTATTGAAGATAAACCTCCGCGTCATGTCCTCAAGTACGCGCTTCCCGATGTCACCTGAGAAGCACTTATTGTACGCTTGAGCCAATTCAGCAGCGGCCTGTCTTTTCTCTGCATTGACCACCTTTGCATCTTCTGCATTAGTGGTCGCTTGATTAATTGTATCCCAACTCATAGAGCAGTTTGTCCTTGCGGTGGCGGAGGCTCACTGCCTTCCATACCTTGTTGTTGGGCAGCAACTCCGGCTTGCATTATCTGCTGTTTCTCTGCTGTGCTTCTTACTAGTTCGGCCGGCATTCCAGTTTTATCACCAACCCAAGCAGCAAAGTCCTCAACCTTAAATCCAATACCAACTTGATCAGGGCCAGCAGTATTCATTACAAAGCTAATAGCTTGCTGTACGTTAAGAATGTCTTCACCGTCCTGTGCTCTTGCCAATGGAGACATAAACTTAATAGCGACCTGGCGACCATCTAGCTCAATAGGAGTAATGATACCACGACGAGTAAGAATAGAGGCCACACGCTTAATGATTGGAATCAATACTTCGGTCTGTAATCTGCCGAAGGCAGAGCCGATGCGTTTTGCCAATTCACGCGACTCGATGGCAACCTCAGTGGCGGATCGCACAGCACCAGTAGGATCACGAAGATCGTTGAATAAGGCCTTCTTGATCGACATTTGCATTTCATTGATCTGGAACTGGGCAAGTTGTAAGTTTGATCCTGTGTCTAAACGCTGTATTGATGGGTTACTGCTGTTGTTAGAACCAACTGGAATAACAATGCCTGGGCTTATATTCAAATTGTAGGGGTTAGTTACGCCATCATCGGTGGCAGTGTACATACCTGCTAGGTCAATAGCCGCTTTCTGGAGTACAAACTCCTTGGCCTTGTTCAGTGAGCGTACGTCTGGGAGTGCCTGTAGTGCTGGGCCACGACCTCTGATCTCACCAGCTACTTTACTATAGCGACCTGTAACCCAAGGGCTAGAGTCTCCAAAGTCTTGCATCCAGCTAATACGATCTTCAGTGGCTACCCATACACAGCCATAGTAGGTCTTACTTTTGGGCATATAAACAACACCCTCGCGCACATCGACATCAGTGTCTGGCTTATCCTTGATGACCTGCTTCATCTTCTCTGATGGTTCAAAGCCTTTCCAGTAGCGCTCTAGGTTACGAGCCTTTACCTTAAATCGTCGCCAGTGCGTTTCGATATTACCTTGTGGGCCTTCCTCAAATGCTATTCCCTTCTGAGGAATGGCGTTAAAGATGAGGGGCATCTCGTCGCTCTCATCTTCATCAATACGGAGTGTGCCTGTACCAATAAGGAGATCAAGGGCATGTTCATAGAACTGGGTAGCAAAGTTAGATCGGTTAATGTAATCAAAGATAGTCTCAGCCTGCTTCTGCAAGTTACCCTGTATGTCCTCTAAGCTAACATCAAAGTTACCTTCTTCGAGCTGCTTAACAACCAGATCAGATGGCTCAAAGGTAGCCCAGCGTGACCAGATAGGAGCAATGTTTTCTTGTAGCTTGCTTGCGCCCTGCTGGATAGCCTCAAGTGCAGTAGAGTCAAAGATACGATCCATCTTCTGCTGGCCTGGCATATAGTCATCAAAGAGGTTGCGGTTGGGCAGAAAGTATTCATAGGCATCGTCAAGTGTACTGTGCCACATAGAGGCACGTTTAAATGCGTCATTCTCTCGTCGCTTCAAGTCCGTCAGTGAACCAAGCTCTTTAGGTAATTCCATTATTTATCCATCCTTCCTGTTCTCATGCCTGTGCCTCGGCCTCTGCCATTAGTGGGCTTTTTATACATCTGACCTTTGTCTTTCTTTGCACCTGAGATTGCATAGCCTTCAGTAATAAGTGGCCCTGTAGGCGCTGCAACTGGCTGCATAGGTTGACCCAAGAGGGATCGTTTCCCTAGCTTGCCGCGAGCAGTGGCCTTTAGTCGTCGCTCACTAGACGCTATTTCTTCATTTAATTGTCTGCGCTGCCTATTTTCCAATGCTACTTGTTCTGCCGTTTTCTCTGGCGCGTCACCTGAGCCACCCATAGTATTACCTCGTATGCTTTATATGTTTGTATAGTTGATATGGAGTCCAGATGAATGGCTTCTTAATGCCCAGCATCTGCTTAACATTGCCGACACAAGTGTTGAGTGCAAACAAGTTAATGCTAGTAGCTTCTTGCTTATAACCGACCGTTATATCGTTGGCCCCAATTATATCATTTATTGAGTCTACATTATACAAGTCATACTTAGCTGTGTTCTTTCCAGCAACAATAAACTTGCCTTCAGAGGGGAC